AAACAAACTAAATCAAACAAGGATAAAAAATGGCAACACATCACGGAAAAGAAGGCGTAGTTACTGCTGGTGGAACTGCTGTTGGGGAACTAACATCATTCACACTTGAAACTACAGGAGATGTTGTAGAAGATACAGCTTTAACAGATGCTACTAAATCATTTGTTGCTGGTCGAACTTCATTCTCTGGAACATTAGAAATGCACTTTGACGAAACTGATTCTCCACAAGAAACTTTACTTGCTGGTGCTTCTATCTCATTTGTTTTATTACCAGAGGGTAATACAGGTGGAGATGCAAGTTACACAGGAACAGGTATTGTTACAGGCATGAGTATTAATAACTCAATGGACGCAATTATTTCAAGAACTGTTACTTTTCAAGGAACAGGTGCTTTAACTGTAGGTACTGTATAATCCTAATTTATGCGATTAATAGATTCTGCGAAATCTCATTTTGAGTCTTTAGGTGTTCAACATCTTGAAGTAGAAGAATGGAAAGACGAAGCTGGTAATCCAAGTGTAATATATTGGAATCCAATAACTCTTTCTGAAAAAAATAAACTTTTTAAAAAGTCAGATAATCTTAATGATGTAAGTATTCTTGCTGATATTCTAGTTATGAAAGCACTAGACAAAGAGGGTAATAAACTTTTTACATTAGAAGATAAACTTTCTTTAATGCACAAAGTAGATTCTGATATTCTCTCTAGGATAGCTTCTGAAATGGTAAAAGCTATTAATCCTGAAGAAGTAAAAAAAAACTAAAATCTGATCATCAATTAAAGAATTGTTTTATTTTAGCTGATAGGTTAAAAATATCCTTACAAGAAGTTTTACAAATGGAAGAATGGGAGTATAATCATTGGCTTGGTTATCTTCTATTAGAACAAGAAGAACACGAACAAAGCATGAATAAAGCAAGGCACAGATAATGACACAAAATTTAGTATTAAATGTATTAGCAAAAGATAAAACAAAACAAGCATTTAATAGTGTTCGTGCTGGACTCACTAATTTAAAAGCATCTATATTTTCAGTTCAATCAGCTTTAGTTGGAATAGGTGGTGGACTTGTAGTTAGATCACTATTACAAGTGGGTAGTGAAGTAGAAAATCTTGGTATTAGATTTAATTTCTTATTTGGTAATGTTAAAGAGGGTCAAAAAGCATTTAAAGGATTGACAGAATTTGCGTCTAAAGTTCCATTTTCTCTCCAAGAAATATCATCAGCTTCAGGAAACCTTGCAGTGGTTTCAAAAGATGCAGATGAACTACAAAAAATATTAAAAATTACAGGAAATGTTGCATCTGTTACAGGACTAGATTTTAGAACAACAGCAGAACAAATACAAAGATCATTCTCATCAGGTATTGGTAGTGCAGATTTATTTAGAGAAAGAGGTGTAAGAGCTTTATTAGGATTTAAAGCTGGAATGAATGTTACTACAGAGGAAACAATAAAAAGATTTGAAGAACTATTTGGAGAAGATGGAAGATTCTCAAAAGCAACAGAAGTGTTAGCAACAACATTTACAGGAACATTATCTATGCTTGGAGATAAACTTTTTAAGTTTAAACGAGAAACTAATGAAGCTGGATTTTTTGATTTTATTAAAAATGCACTTGTAGTTACTAATAGATTAATTGAAGAAAACGCAAAAGCATTAAGTGGTTTTTCTACTGCTGTTGGTCAAGGAATGGTTAATTTTATAAAACAATTTATTTTAGGAATGGCTGGTCTTATGGATTTGGTAGCACCTTTATTTAGAGTAATTAACAATGGTCTAGCTGGATTAATAGAAGTTGTGAAAGCACTACCACCTGCAATTAGAGAGATGGGTATTATAGGTTTTTTAATGTTAGGTAGAGCTGGAAAAATAGCAGTAGTTGGTATTTTAGCATTAATAAAAAAAATGGGATTAGATTTAGACGAACTTACTAACAAAATCTTTGGTGCAAAAGATGATGAAAGTATGGGTGGTATGTTTAAAAAAGCTAATAAGTTTATGGAACTTATTGATGAGAATATAATTGCATCTAAAAAATCTATGGAAGCACTTATGGAAAGTGCAACTAACTTTAAAGAAGAAACTAAAAAAGCTGGTCTTTCTTTACAACAAATTAAAGAAAACATTTTAGCTGGATTTAAAAAAGACTTTGAATCAATAAATGGTACAATAGGAAAAATGGCTACTAATGGAATAAAAGCATTTTCAAGAGGACTTGCAGAGTCTTTAGTTCTTGGTAAAAAACTTAATATGACATTTAAAGAAATAGCACAAAAACTATTAGTAGATATGGTAGCCTTTACAATACAATTAGTTATTCAAGAAACAATTAGAAACGCACTTAAAAAAGATCAAGCAAATACAGAAGCACAAATCACAAACGAATTAAGATCACAAACAACTGAAATGAAAAGACAAGCTGTGTTAAGTTTATTTACGGGTGGTGGTGGTGGAATACCATTTTTTCCAAAGGCTAATGGTGGTGCAGTATCAAAAGGACAACCTTATATGGTAGGAGAGCAAGGTGCTGAATTATTTATACCTAATCAATCTGGACAAATAACACAATCTGCTAGAGGCACAGGAAATGGTGGTGCAACTAATGTTAATTTTAATATTAACACAGTAGATGCTTCTGGCTTTGAAGAATTACTTGTAAGATCAAGAGGAACTATTACACAATTAATTAATAATGCAGTTAATGAACGAGGGAGTAAAAACTTAATCTAATGTCAGGTGCTTTTCCAATATCTTCTGCTAAGTTTGAATCTTTAGGAATAAGGTCTATTCAAAATACTATTATTTCAAAAACTGTATCTGGTAAAAAACTTGCTAGACAAATAGACAATCAAAGATTTGCATTTACAGTTAGAATAGTTACAGGAACTAGATCAGATGTTTATGGAGAGTTAATGGCCTTTATAATAAAACAAAGATCAGGCAAAGAAAATTTTACCATTATCCCACCAGAAGTAGAAGATACAAGAGGTAATGAATCAGGAACAGTATTAGTTAATGGTGTTCACGCAGTAGGAGATACAACGATTGCTATGGACGGACACCACAATGATAATCCACACGCATTTAAGTCAGGAGATTTTATTAAGTTTGCTTCACACGATAAAGTATATATGATTGTAGCAGATGTTCAGGCTTCTAGTAATGCTTCAACAGTAACTATTGAGCCACCTTTACTTACAGCACTTGCAGATGATTCAGTGGTTACTTATGATAATGTACCTTTTACAGTACATCTAACTAATGATATTCAAGAGTTTGGTGTAGTTGGAACTGCTAATGATGGTGCGTTGTTGTATCAATTTGAATTTGATGTAGAAGAATCTTTATAGTGAAAAAATATAAAATAACCCATAAAATAAATGCCGACTTTGTTGCTGAAATTATTGTTAATGAAGATCAAATAGATGCTAGTATTAACGATCTTAAAGAATACAAGAAACCTAATAGCAAATTTGAATATACTATGTTAAAAGGTACAGAAAGTGTAACCCAAACAACTTACGAAGAATATGACGAGAAGCCTAACAACAGCGATAAAGAACGAACTAGCGACTAATGATATTAGGCCTGTTCATCTTATTACTATTGGGTTTGGTACTCCTGTTAATATAACAGATTGCTCATTTGATCTAACATCATCAGTTTCAGGCTCATCAGTTACTTATTCTTCTAGTGATTTTATATTAGGTATATCTAATCATAGTGAACAAACTGATTTAACTAAAGCTAGTTTAGATTTAACATTATCAGGTGCAGATCAAACATTTATATCTTTAGTTTTAAACGAAAATGTAACAAACGACACAGTAGATATTTATAGAGGTTTTTTAAATGATTCTAATACATTAATTGCTGACCCATTTCTTCTATATAAAGGTCATGTAGAAAGTTTTGGAATACAAGAATCAGAAACTTCTAGTGCAGTTAATCTAACTATAGTTTCACATTGGGCTGACTTTGAAAAAAAGAATGGTCGTAAAACAAACAATGTATCACAACAAAGATTCTTTAGTACAGATGTTGGAATGGATTTTAGTTCTCAAACTGTATTAGATATTAAGTGGGGTAGAGCATAATGGGTTTTAGTTTTAAGAAATTTATTAGTAAAGCTGTATCTCCTATATTAAAGGTTATTGGAGTTAATCCTTTTGTTGCTCTAGGTGTTAGCTTATTTTTATCTTGGGTGTTACGACCCAAAGTTCCTGAAATAGAAGATTTTGGAACTAACTCATTTGATGATTTTGAAAGAGGTTTATTAGTTAATAAACAATCTAATGACTCTAATATTCCTGTAATTTATGGAGAAAGACTTACAGGGGGAACTAGGGTGTTTATGGAAACTTCTGGAACAGATAACACTTACTTGTATATGGCTATCGTTATGGCAGAGGGAGAGATAAACGATATAGAAGAAATAAGAGTAGATGATAAAATTGTTACATTTGCATCAAGTTTTTCAGATGGTACAGCAGTAGAAGTAGATAGTGGAGATAGTAATTTTTATAAAGATAGTGAAAGTTTAATTAGGGTAGAGCCTCATTATGGTTCAGATGGTCAATCAACATCATCTTTATTATCTACATTATCATCTTGGGGAAGTAATCACAAATTATCTGGCTTATGTTATTTAGCTATAAGATTAAAATGGAATCAAGATGCTTTTGCTGGACTTCCTAAAATACAGGCAAAGATACAAGGTAAAAAAGTTGTAGCTTATAACTCTAGCCTACAAGCACAATCTCCAGCTTATTCAACTAATCCAGCATGGTGTTTATTAGACTACTTAACTAACACTAGATATGGAAAAGGTTTAACAACAAGTGAAATAGATTTACAAAGTTTTTATGATGCCTCAGTTGTTTGTGCAACACAAGTAACGCCTTATTCAGGTGCAAGTGATATAAATATATTTGACACAAATACTGCTCTTGATACTTCAAGAAATATCTTAACCAATGTTAGAGAACTTATAAAAGGTTGTAGAGGCTATCTTCCATATAGTGCTGGTAAATATAGTTTAATTATTGAAACAACAGGAAGTGCAAGTATCACATTAACAGAAGATGATATTATAGGTGGATATAGTTTAACAACACCTGATAAAAACGAAAAATATAATAGAGTTATAGTTGGCTTTGTTGACCCATCAAGAAATTATCAAGTTAATGAAGTTCAATACCCACCTATTGACGATTCAGGATTACCAAGTGCAGATCAACACGCAACTATGAAAACTGCTGATGGTGGTTTTTTATTAGAGGGTAGATTTTCATTCAGTACAATTACAAGCCAATATCAAGCAGAAGAAATGGCAGAGGTTATACTTAGAAGAAGTAGAGAAGCATTATCTTTAGGTATTACAGTTAGCTTAGATGCTTATGATTTAGCGATTGGCGATATAGTTAATATTACACATTCTTCTTTAGGATTCTCTGCTAAACCTTTTAGAGTTCTTGGAATTACTTTTAATGAAGATTTTACTGTGGGTTTATCTTTAGTAGAACACCAAGATAGTCATTATACTTGGGCAACTAAAACACAAGCTACAGCAACACCATCAACAAATTTACCTAACCCATTTACTATCCAACCACCAGCAAGTGTAACTTTATCAGATCAGTTAGTTCAATATAATGATGGAACTGTCATTGTAGCTTTAGATATATCTATAGGTGCTTCTGTTGATAGCTTTGTTAATTACTACCAAGTAGAATACAAATTAAGTACAGATTCAGATTTTATTATTTACGCACAAGGTTCAGGATTAAATCACAGAGTATTAAATGTAATTGACCAATCTACTTATGATGTAAGGGTAAAAGCTGTGAATAGCTTAGGAGTTTCATCTACTTATGTATCAGCACAAAGAACTATCGTAGGTGCTATTGCACCACCTAGTGATGTAGAAGATTTTTCTTGTAATATTGTTGGAACAAATGCTCATTTAACTTGGACAGCTATAACAGATTTAGACTTGGCATATTATCAAATAAGATATGCAAAAGAAACTGATGGAACTGCTGATTGGCAGAACTCTGTTAATTTAGTTACAAAAGTATCAAGACCAGCAACTTCAATATCTGTACCAGCTAGGGCTGGAACTTATCTTATCAAAGCAGTAGATAAACTTGGTAACTTTAGTTCAAATGCTACAGCAATTATTTCTAATGTAACTGATGTTGTTAATCATAATTCAGTAGCAACTCAATCAGAACACCCTAGTTTTAGTGGTACATTCACAGATACCTTATTAACTGATGGTGCTATAGAATTAGATTCATCAGAACTATTTGATTCAGCTTCTGGAGATTTTGATGATGAAACTACTAGAGTATTTGATTCTGGTGTTAGTAATGCTGACTTTATAGCAAGTGGTAATTATTTATTTGCAGATGTTATTGATGTAGGTGCAAAACATACTTGTAGAATTACAGCCTCATTAACACAAACTTCTGATAACCCAGATGATTTGTTTGATAATAGAACAGGATTATTTGATAGTGCTAAATCAAACTTTGATGGAGATACACCAGCTAACTGTGATGCTCATTTAGAAATATCTACTAGTGATGATAACACAACCTACACATCATTTTCTAATTTTGTAATAGGTAATTATACTGCTAGATTTTTTAAATTTAGAGTTGTTTTAACTTCAACAGATGGTGCGTCAACACCTAGAGTTTCAGAGGTAACAGTTACAGTAGATATGCCTGATAGAATATTTAGTGGAAACGATATAACTTCTGGTGCTGGAACTAAAACTGTAACATTTACAAACCCATACAAATCTGTTAATTATGCTGTAGGAATTACAGGCGAAGATATGGCTACAGGCGATTTCTTTACAGTATCTAATAAAACAATTAATGGATTTGATGTTTTGTTTAAAAATTCAGGTGGAACAAATATATCAAGAACATTTGATTTTATTGCAAAGGGCTTTTAAAAGGAGTATAAGAAATTATGGCACAACACGATTACAATATAGCAAACCAATCATTTCCAGCAACTAGAACTGACATTAACAATGTTCTTTCTGCTATTAATTCATCTAACTCTGGTACATCAAGACCAAGTGGTGCTGTCGCTGGTACGATATGGCTAGACACTTCTGGTGGTGCAACTGCTCACACTTTAAAATTTTATGATGGCGCTGATGATATTTCTTTAGCAAATATTAATACTACTGCTAACACAGTAGATTGGTTAGATAGTTCAGTTGTATTTGATATAGTCGCAGATACTACTCCACAATTAGGTGGTCAATTA